ACGGTTCGACGACCTACAGCGCCCGCATCGGCGGTCTGCTGCCGGCCTTCGACGAGATGTTCCTGAAGTTGGACTTCCGCACTCCGTCCACCCGGGCCGAGTACTTCGAGAAGCCCTCGATGAACCGCCAGATGATCCTCTGCTCGCGCATCGGGATCAACAACTACAAGCAGGCTCTGCGTGCCAGCAATGACACGCTGGTGTCGTATCAGGATCCGGCGTACAACGCGCCGACCTACAGCGGCATCGAACTGATGTACTGCTCCAACCTCGACACCGCTGCGATCTACCCCAGCGGTGCAACCGCACGCACCAACCACAGCACCAACATCGCTGCCGCAAGCACGACGGTCGGTGCCACCGAGGAAGGTGCGTCGGTCATCGACAGCGGAGCGCGTTACTGGTGGGTCAACGGCAACTACCTGACGCCGATCTTCCACAGCCGCCGCTACTTTGAGAAGCACGAAGTGCTGCGTCACCCCAACCAGCCGTTCACCTACGTTCAGGTGGTGGACTGCTGGTGGAACCTGTTCTGCAACAGCCGTCAGCGTCAGGGCATCGTCGCCCCGATCAACCTCACCTGATCCTGAAACCCACGAAGGGGGGGCTGGGCAACCAGCCCCCCCACCACCTTCACTTCCAACAACAAGGAACCAATACACATGCTTCTCGCTCCCACCAACAGTGACATCGGCATCCAGCCCCACGGTCACACCGCTCGTGTCATCAATCGTGAGTCGTCGTCTGCTCTTGCGATTGGCGACGTCGTCTGCACCTCCTTCGGCCACACTTCCGTGACTTATCCCGCCACGACCATTGCTGATTCTCGCCTGACTCCATTCGCTGGAGTTGTTCGTGCGTCCGGCACTGGAACTGGAACCAAGGGATACATCGGTGTGGTCGTCGATCTTGGGAACTCAGCCGGCGCTGCTGGAACTGAAGTTGTTGTTCAGTTCGGTGGCATCGTCAACGCCAAGGTTACGGCAACGACTGCTGCCATTGCCTTCGGAGCGGTTCTTGGCATCGACGATACCGCTGGTGAAGGCTTCGGCAATGCTGCTGGCGCAACCAGCACCTATCCGGCAGCGATTTCGCTGAACACGACCGAAGTCGCCATTGCTGCTACCTCAATCGTTCCGTGCCTTGTGGCGCACGATCTGTGGTACGGCGCCAACATCTGATCCTTACCCCACAACTTCCGGCTGGCTGGGGGAAACCTCAGCCAGCCGTTTCCTATGCCCACCTTCGCGCAAGTCAAGCGTCACGTTCTGCTCGCGGTCGGCGGGTACCCGTCGCTCGCCGCCGGCCAAACCAATGCCGAGCGGCTTGCCGAGGTGGTCAACCAAGCCGGCCAGTACCTGTTCCAACGTCCTTGGCGGTTCCGTGAGCGCACTAGTGCGTTCATCAGCCTCGTCGCCAGTCAGGACTACGTCGCCCTGCCGGCGGATGTCGAGGAGATCATCAGCCTGATCAACCGCGAGAACATCGGGTTCAACATCGAGTTGGTCACGCCGGACCACCTACAGAACCTGCGGGAGATCGGCATCGACAGCGGAGGCCACGGCGTCACCTATGCGTGCCTGTCCCGTGTCGCCAACGCTGCCGGTTCTGCCTTGAACCCGGCACGACTTGAACTCTTCCCGACCCCGACTGCCGCCGCAACCGACGCTCTCGCCGTGCGTTACCGCGCCGGATGGGTGGAAATTGCCAGCGGCGCTGCCGACTCGTATGAGATCCCGATCCCCAAGTACTGCGACTCGCTCTTCATCCAGTACTGCCGCGCCTTCGGCATGGCGTATGAAGACGAGGGACTGTCGCAGCGTCTGGTTGAGATCGACGCCGGCCCGATCTTGGCTGGTGCGCTGACCAAGGACGGGATCCTCCAGCGAGACATCGGTCGCCTGCGTCCGTCCTACGAGATCGGCTACGGGGTGAGCATCATCCCGAGGTTCACCCAGAACCCGTCTTGAGGTAACCAGTGGGCGTAGCAGTCACACCATCAGCGGCGCAACAGATCGAGTGGCAGGTCCACCCGACCGTCGTCACCCAGTCTGGTTCCGTTGCTGCCGTGATTGGGCAGGCCGTGTCGAACTTCGCTCTGACTCAGGCGCAGTTTGACTCGCTGATCAATGGAAACGGAGGACTTCAGCCGACGATCCGCATCGACTGCGAGAACGCTGGCCGCACGCTCATCATGCCGCTGGTGCAGTTCACCGGGTCGGCCACGTTCCAGTTTCAGGTGCTTGGCTGGTCCTACAGCCGTCCTGCCGCGTCGTGGATCTGCCAAGCGGTGACGCACAGCCCGACGGCTGTGAACGCCAGCAACACGGCTGATGCCGGCACTGGTCTCATCCTTGGCGGCGTGACCTACCGTGCGTTCGGCCTGCTTGGCGTGACCACGACTTCCGGCAATGACGGCGACGGTGGCGTGGTTCCACTGCCGGCGCATTATGAAATACTCCCCGTCGAGGGTCTTCGCGCTGCTAACGCTGCGACGCTTGCAGCGTCAAGCGCCATCATTCAGGTCAACAACTACGGCTGGCGCTACCTGACGATTCATCTGCGCCAGACTGCCACGACGGCGTACACCTGCAACTTCCGGTGCCTGTACACCAACACGGGCCAGATATTCAGGTGACACATGGGACTGTCGATCACACCAGAAGCGGCCCGCACTGACAACGGATGGGAGATCCACCCGACGGTGATGTCATCGTTCGTCGGCACTGCCGCGTCGCTGTCACTGGTACCGCCGTCGTTTGCACTGACCGATCGCCAGTTCCAAGACATCGTCGTCAAAGGTGATGACGGGTTCAACTTCCCATTCAGGCCGTCGATTGTATTCGACACGTTTGACCAGAACCGGCTGCTGATCATTCCGTGCCTAAACACAACAGGCCTTGTAACTGATCTCAAGTTCCAGTTGATTGGATGGAACTGGAGCATCGGGGCGCAGTCGTGGATCGGAACGGCTATCACGCACTTTCAGACGGCTCGTACAGGCATGGCTGTAATGTCAGCAGGAACGGGCATCACGCATCCATCAACCGGAGCGACTCTGTACAAGCCGATGGAGCGCATCGGCGTAACGACCGCTACGGACGCCGACGGCGGCGTCGGGATCATCCCGCTGCCGAAGCAGTACGAGATTCTGCCGGTCGAAGGTCTGTTGTCATCAGCGACCACGTCACACGCTTCAGCCTGCACGATCGTGGTGAAAAACTACGGATGGACAAAGATCAGCCTTCACTTTGTCGTTGGCCTGTCGGTCGGTGCCAACGTCAACGTCATGGCGCTATACCAGAGAAATACAGGGGTGTTCGCATGACCATCAAGTCAGAACATAACATTCGGTTCTACAGCACCTTGGCGACACTGGTCACTGGTTTCGCCAGTGTGTGCATCATGCTTGGCCGGCGTGACGAATCGTTCTCCCGAGCGCAGGCAGACATCGTCGAGTTGCGGCAGATCACCGGTGATCTCGCCAAGACGGTCGCCGCTAGCGCCCAGACGAGCCTCCACCACGCCGAGAAAATCGCAGAACTCCGAGACAGGATCGACCGTCTGGAGGAGCGCCAGTGAGGTTCCTGCTTCTGGCATTCCTGCTCTGCTCCTGCTCCAGCGGCACGCAGGAGATTGCAGACAGCGCGTCGGCCATCAGCAGTCAGGCCCAGTCGATCACCGACAAGGCCCGCGAACTGACCGTCTTGGCCGGACAGATTGACGAGAATCTGGCCGCCGCACACGGTTACTTGGCCGGCGAGCAGCAGGATCCGGGCAAGGCCGTCGAGCGCATCGAGGCGTCCCGTCTGGTGGTGTCTGATGTCACCGGCAAGGCGGACGAGATCATGGTGTTGTCCAGCGAGATCCACGCCGAGACCACAGACATCGTCGGCAGCCTGCCGTCCGTGAAGGACACCACGCCTTGGTGGGTAAGTCTGGTCAGTCTTATGGTCACTTTGGGGCTGATGGCCCTCGCCGCGTTTATTCTGGTGCATACGGGGATCGGAGCATCTCTGGGCGCGTTGCTCAGGAGTCTGATCCCGAAGCGTAGGAGCAAGTGATGATGATCATTGGCAGCATCGAGAGCCTTCTGGGCTCAATCTGGTTCGCAGGCTTGACGTTCTGTGCCGGCTATCTGCTGGCGCACATCTGGCCGGTCAGCGCATTCAAGAAGAAGTGAGAACCCCCGTTCTGCCCTGCTCCCCCCGTACACGGGGGTGAGCGGGGTTCTAGGAGATAGTCATGGCAACCCGTATTCAGGTACGTCGAGACACCGCAGCAAACTGGACCACTTCAGGCACGACAGTGCTTGCGGCTGGCGAGATCGGCTTTGAGACCGACACGCTGCTGTTCAAGATCGGTGATGGATCCCAGACTTGGACGAACCTTGAGTACGCAGGCGGCACCGAGCCGATCCAGTACAACCCCAGCGGCACGTCGGTCACTGATCTCGACGCTGCTGCTCTTCGCAACAACGGCAACGGCAAGTACCTGATCCTTGGTGCCGGCAGCGTGACGAACGAGCCGTCCGGGCTGAATACGGGGACCGACGGTCAGTTGATGGTGACGGTTGCCAAGTTCGACTACACCGGCGCTAGCGGCTCAGGAAACGAGCGTTTCCTAATGACGCTCCAGACGCTGACGACGAACAAGTGGTTCACCAGAGTCTGGTCTGGTAGCGCATGGTCCTCTTGGGTTGAGGTTATCCAGACGCCATTCACTGGCAATCTTACTTTGTCTGGTGACATCGCCGTCAACGGTGGCGACATCACGACGAGCAGTGCAACAGGTAACGTGTTTGAGACCACTGCCACTACGGTCACGCTTGGCCGAGCGGCCACGACGGTCTGCATTGCAGACAACGTCACCGCCGCTCAGACGATCGACATCGGTACTGGGGTGACCGGGACCGGAGCAACCAAGACGATCAACATCGGCACTGGTGGTGCTACCGGCTCCACGACGAACGTCAACATTGGCGATGCTGATGGTGGCACGGTTGCTGTAGGGAAGGACATGACGGTCGGCGGGACGTTGGCCGTAACCGGGAACTCGACATTGGGCGGCAATCTCGCCGTCAACGGTGGCGGCATCACGACGAACCAGACGACAGCGTCGGTGTTCAACGCTACCGCCACCACGCTCAACGTCGGCGGGGCTGCTACGGCTATCAATGTCGGAGCCGGTGCCGGCACGGTAACTGTTGCTGGCGACCTCGCGGTCAACGGGGGCGACATCACGACGAACCAGACGACAGCGTCGGTGTTCAACGCTACCGC